TGAAGGCAGAGAGATTTGACGGCAACGCCAAGCGCAACCCCGATCCGAGAGCTATCCAGTTCCGATCTGCCGTGTATTGCGTTGGTCTTGCACAACATCTACAGCCCATCGAACATTACCTGTACCACACCTCTTACTTCAGTGAGGGTGTTCCCCGTAGTCGTAATATTGCGAAAGGACTCAACTCGGTGGATAGAGCCGAACTCTTGCACTCCAAGATGCAAGGCTTTATCGATCCTGTCGTACTTTCATTGGACGCCTCTCGCTTCGACAAGCATGTCTCTATCAAGCATTTGGTGGTTGAACACTCGGTCTATCTGAAGTGCAACCCCTCGCATGAGTTCAGGCGGCTCCTGAACATGCAACTACGTAGTAAGGTGTTTTCATCCTCTGGTATCAAGTATGTTACCGCAGGTCGACGCATGAGCGGTGACATGAACACCGCGTGCGGCAACTGCGCTATTATGCTTATCATGGTGAAAGCATACGCCACCACAGTTGTGCTTTTGAAATGGGACACACTTGACGATGGCGATGATTGCCTGCTCCTCATCGAGCGTGGTGATCTCGTTACCGTGCAGTCTAGCATTTGCCAAGTCTTCTTGGAAATGGGCATGGTGTTGAAGGTGGAGAATGTAGCTTTCTCCATCCACAAGGTGGTTTTCTGTCAGTCTTCGGTCGTCGAGTATACCGAAGCCCGCTTCAAGTTTGTGCGGGACTGGAGGGCAGTCATCAGCAAATCACTCTCAGGGATCCGTCATTGGCAGGATCCAAAATACCGCATCAAGGTTCTTCAAGCTATAGGCATGTGCGAACTTGTCTTGAACCTAGGTGTCCCTGTTCTTCAGTCCTTCGCCGTTGCGATCCTTCGCAACGTGGGTAGGCCGAAAGATATTAGCCGTGCTAGCGATGGCTTGCGTGCTAGAGTCGGTAGGGAGCTCAAACTCTTTGGCGTTCCTATTACCGAATTCCAACCACAACCTATCAAGCTATGCGCGCGTGAAAGCTTTGCGGTGTGTTTCAATTGTCCAATCGATGAGCAACTGGTCTTGGAAGCTCATTTTGATCAATGGCACTTCGAAACTAGTTCAACCTTCTACTGGGGTTCGGAATGGGAAGTCTACCGGTGGCTTCCCAACCAATCCTGGGTTGAATCTACCCACCTCCGGCAAAATGCCGAAGAATAACACAAACAAACAGCCCAAGCGCTCGCCTGCCAAGCGAGTGCTCCGCTCGGTCGCGAAAGCGGCCACCACACTATTAGATCCAG